CTTAACGAACGCACCGAAGGCAATCATGCCCGGGTGAATGCCGTTCGTTGCCATATGGAATGACTGTCTGAGGTTCAGTAGCTCAGTGTACGTATGTTCCGGATTCGACCGACAATACAAGATGGCTCTTTGCAGGTGAGTATCTAATTCCTCAATCGTAGACCCGACACCGGAATCAACCAACATCAACCGATTGAACTTTTGATACCTCGCAATAGGCAGCGAGTCAATGCCTTCGTACAACTCAACTGCATGCCGTCCTACTTTCATTCCTCACCTCCTTTCTCGTATAGGATAGAGAACATTTCAGAATCAAGTGCAAACGTTTCATTCTTACCCATAGCAATGTAATCACCTGCATACACCTTCATCGTGCAGTCGTTCAGTCGGATAGTCGCTATTCCATCTGTGCCCGACAATAACTCAACGTCCGGAAGTAAAACGGCAAGTTCGTACATATCACCGTTAAACTGCACAGCCTCCACGACATCAAACGGAGGCAACACACTTACATACTTTCTAATTTCCATAACTGATTAAATTAAGATTCTACAAACAGGTGCAGCGAATAACGGTGTAGCAAGAAACAACGGCTCACCGAATGTAATAGCGAACATCATAGATAATACAAACGACACCCAAAACGACAGGCAGAAATTACACCCTGCCAACTGATACATGAAGCTACGATTATATGCAGGGAATATCTTTTTCACCCACATATCACCGAACACCTGTAATCTTTCGATTACTCCCCACTTTCGCAATAAACCAACGACAAAAGCCGCCATAAACGCCACAAGAAGCGCACAATTTAATAGTAAATTTACCTTTTCCATATTCTAACATATTAGTTTTGTACAAATGTATGAATAAATAGCGAAAAACAAAATCAATTGATAATTAAAACATTAGTCTAAAACTCTCCGAGGCGGGATAAAAAGCAAATGTATATAAACAAGAAAAGGAGGCGTTAACCTCCTATTCCTTACTTAATCATTCATGGTTAGCTATTTTCTGTATAGTTCTTATACAAAGCAATCAATGCAGGATGACACAAACACCCCTTACCCTTCACAAACTTCACCCATTCGTGATTAGACACCCTTTCACTCTGAACATAAGAACGGTTTCTATTAACATTAATCTTTTTCATTTCCGTTATGATGAAACCACAACTTTCCATATACTCCAAAAATGCGCTCGTTTCTCCTACCAATAAGTCGTACACATTGACAAAGTCACAATGCATCAACATAGACACCATTTCCTTGCCATTTGCTGCACTTTCTTTCTCGACACTGGTAATTGTGTCATTTATTTGAGAACGTAGCTCTGAGAGCATTAAAATAACTTCTTCCTTCATAAGTCAACACTTTTAAATTAAAACTTTAATTTTCAAACTTTCGCTTTAATAGTTACTAAAAGTAAGTACTATACTTACCAAAAGCAACCATTGGTTTAAGTTAATTCCTCGAACTCGTTCTTTACTGGAAGTTCTACGTATATTACATCGTACTTTCTTTCCAATACAGAACATTTAACTTGATCACAGTTAAACGGTATTTTTATTTTGGCAAAAAAAGCACCCGGCACATAAATTTTTGCATTTCGATTTGACGCACTGCAATAAATGGTACTTGCCGTCGTTATCTATCAACTCAAACTTTTCGCCTACCTCTAAATTTAACGGTAGACATGATAAATCTAATCTTTTCATAACTTTACTTGTTTATAGGTTTGACACTTTCCCGTAGCCATGTCTAAACATCGCATAGTTGGGCATATATTTCTAAACCCCTTTTGCCGGAATAGGCACTCTTTGCATGATATTACATCGTTACCCGGTAGTGCTTGCACTCTTATCATTTCCCCTGTCACTGGGTGATCTATTGTGAAGGTGTCATATAGTTCTACGCTTTTAAATTTCCCCATCGCTCACCCTCCTAAATATATATTGTTCATCTCCGTTGAGACACCTTATACCCCAACATAATGTATTTAGTTCTCCGCGGCAAAAGACACATTTCTCACATGGATCATTGTCTTTTGACACTAATGTTTTCACTCTTATGTTTATACACTTGTGTGGTGCTTCCGCAAAAAAGATTTCCCCTTTTTCCGGAGTAAACATATCTTTGTCTGATATAGATAGTCTACGCATTTTAACCTCCTTTTTAAGTCCGGCTACTACACCGGACTGTTTATATTAAATTGATTTGATGGCTCTATCGCTGATTGTCTTAATCAACTCACCGTATCTCTTTGAGGCTTTATCTAACTTTGATTGCAATTTCTCAGATTTAGCCATATACTTTTTAGCTAAATCTTTCTGCGCTTTAAGTTCTTTCCTCAGTTTTAAAAGATCGTTCATTTGATCGGTTATTACCTTTGCTTGATTGTTATTCCACCTATTAAGATTATCTAATCCTATATTGTACTTCTTTTCGGTTTCAGACTTTGCCTTTTCCGCTTTTCTCTTTTCCTCGCATACATTGTCATAGCTTTGCTTTAGTTTGTCATTCTCCCGTCTACATAGCTCGTTTTCCTCCGCCAACAATTTTCCGTTTGCTCTCTCCGCCTTCAATTCTTCTACAATGCTTCTCACAGAACTACAATTAACTTCTTTCAGCATTGAGAAAAGTTCGTCCATTACAAACTTATGATGTTTTTGTGCGCAATCTCTTTCTCTCTCAGCGTCCAATCTCTTTGCCGTTTCCTCTCTCCACTTATGAAGCAAATCATTGCTTTTCTGTTGTTCCTGCTTATATCTGTCGCATACATGCGAATAGTCCTCTTTCAGCTTTTCGAGTTCCTGGGAGACTTTCACCTGCTTTCTTTCAGTTCCGGTTATATCGCATACCAGTTTGTGAAATTCGTCACTTTCTGTCAGAAACTCTAAAACAGCTGCTTTCGCTTCATCTGTCAAAGACATATTTTCTTTAATATGGTTTATTCTCCCTTCAAAATAGCATGTTGATGTTGTTACATACTGACCGATTCCTAATTCTTTCTTTTTCATGTTATTACAATTTTACGCTATTGATTAATTTTAAAAAGTGATCTCTACCTTTTGCAGTTACCAGTGTTTGAGTCCCTGCCTTTTCACCTTTTGCCCATTCTTTCAACTCTAAACAGTTTCCAACATACTTGGCAATTGGCTTCAACTTTCCTTTCTGATCTCGGTATATGTACTTCTTATCAATCAGAAGAAAGATAAGTGCTTTTTCGGACACGCCTAACAGCTTTGCTGTATCTCTGAAATTGGTTAGTCCGTTCCGGTCTACTATTTCATCGAAATATTCGGCTTTGGGCTTCATATCTTTGTTCTCAATCTGTAACCGTTCGTTTTCCTCTACCTGTACGAGTAGTTCCTTTAAAGCCTCTTTGTACGTTTGAGGCAATTTAGGCTGTATTTCCTTCAATGCCTTTTCCATTTCATTGAATCGGTTTATATAAGCCATCTTAAACTCGTTGTAACCTTGAATATTGAACATATAAAGTGTGAAACCGTCTTTAGTTAAAAGGTATTCTACTTTAGCCCTTCCGTAAGAGTCGAGATAGGAACTTTCTATGAAATTAGATGGGTCGAGATTTTGACCTATCTTCCTAATACTCTCCAATACATGTTTATGCTCCTTTCCAAGTTCACTGGCAATCACTCTACTACTTACAAAATTTACACCGTCTTTGGTTTCAATTTCAACTTTTATTAATTCGTTCATTTTATTTTTATTTTAAATGTGGGGTATTACCCCCACTTGTTAATATTTTAATTTAAGCGTTTATACCGATAGCCTTCCTTATAAAGTCACATGCTTCGTTATATGAAAAGTTTAATTTTCTTTGAATAACTTCTATCATGCTATCTACCTGCTCTTTAGTATCCATGTTACCCTTAACAAATTCAATCATAATAAATTTTTCAACTGTTCTCTGAATAAATAAATCTTTTTCATAATTGTTGTTTTTTAATTGTTACTACTTTGTCATTCGTCGAAAGATTTAGGCTTTATAGCTTCATTTAATCGGATACCGAACCTTCATTTAACCCTTTGTAGATACCGTTGCTTATTTTCTACTCTTACGAACTTAATCTTTCAACAATCTTTTTGCGTCTTGGTCAGATTGTGGGGTCTTTCGTTGTTTGACATTGCAAATATAAGCATAACTTTTAAAATGCAAAGCAAAACTTTAATCTTTAACACTTATTTAACACAGAAGGGGATATATACATATATGTATACTCCCCTTGTCATATTATGGATAACACGCTTCCGGCGCAATCATATCACACACAAAACGTAGGCAGGCATAAGGATAGACGTAAAATTGATTGTCAGTCTTATCAATGCTAAAACCGTCATATACATTCTTTGCGTCATTAAATATTCGCTTAACGTTCAAACCTCCGTATGGTATTTCAAGTTCATGCGTTAACGCTCGTAATATACGTTGCTTGACGAACTCAACGTTGTACCCTTCCGCACCTGGAATTGTCCGGGTGTCGAACCAAAATATAATACTCACCTCACCTTTCAGATCACCGAAGCCGAACGCTCCGTTATCCTCGTAATCTTGTGAGTCATGGATATAGAAAAAGCAGGTGTTACCGTATTTGTCATTCGGCTCTAACCTCAAATAGTCTTTATCCTTGTAATAAACGGACGGAGTGATGAACTTTCCTTTCTCCGTTCGCTCCACCAACTTATATGCGACTCCAAACGCATAATTTAGCCATTGCAGCGACTTTGTTAGGCTGACTTGAACATTTCCTATCACTTTATCGAAAAGTACCGCATTCGGCTTTAAAATAGCTCTATCTTTCATTTAGTATCTCCTTTACTTTTTTTGCCGCTTCATCTTTCACATAATCGTTAATAAATTCGGCAAGCGATTCATTAGTTAATCCAAATATCTCAGCACCGTATTTCTTGATTAACCAGTCCGTTTTTTCGTCTGAGGCTTTAATATAGAATCTGTCCTCAGCCGTTTCAACGTAAAAAGAGTCGTAAAACTCCCCTGTGTCCTTTAGAGTCACCCGGTCATACGGTTGCCGTTTCTCTATCTTAACCTTAATAGTGAAAGGGCTGTACGGTCTATATTCATCTATCCGGACTCCCAACCTGTTTACCCCTTTGGCGAATAGCTGATCTTGTGCGTTCATGTCGATAAGAATGTTATCGTTATTCCGCACAATTTCCTTTGCTATTCGTCCGGTGTCTAAAGCCTCTTTCACTTTCTTAACTCTGTCTAATAAGGTTGCTATCATGTCGATTTAAATCTGATACCACCATTCCGGCAAGTCAAGCATATTCTATCCATACCCTTAGTATCTATACTCAACGCTTTCATTGCTTGATTCAATTGATGTCCGATTCCCTGCGCACGACCTTGTGATACCCCGTCAACCTCGTATAAGATTGATTCTCTATCAATGTTCAACTGATTAGCATTCTGCCGGACGTTCGGGTTTAAGGCAAGTTCACGAAGGATATAAGCAGCCATCTGCAAAGAGATAGCATTCGCAAACACAAGCCTTTCGCTTATAATGAAGTCGGTTATATCACAGGCAACCGTAAACTGCACATTCATTCCGTAGCATGTTGCAGGTGTATAGACGCTTGATTGAATGTTAAACAGATTCTCACCCTGTTTTGAGTCATTCCGGAAAGGTGATATTTGAATGTACTTTGTTAGCTCTCTCCATGCCTGTACGCTGCCAACGTTGCATGTTCCGCATGGCTCTGCGCTAAAGTCTTTTGCCATGTTGATTGCAAAGACATCATACGGTAGTTGTTCTTGATCGTAACACAGATACCATGTACCGCCCGGTGATGTTTCCTCAGAGAGATACGACAAAAATACGTCCGGTGTATCAAACCACTGATACGACCCATTCCCTGTATAATTCAAATCGAATGTATGTATAGGCTGAGGCTGTGAACTATGAAAAAGGTACATCTTAACTTTCACTGGCTTCGTAAACTGCAAACCGATTCTGTCGATCTTCGTAGTCACGCCCATCGCCCTAACTGGCAATATTTCATATCCTACCATGCTCTTTGTTGGGTCAATTTGGTTAGTGTAGTAGCCCGAACCGTCAAAAAGTGGTCTACGCTCTAACAACGTCTTTGTTTCCCCTGCTATCGTCTTTTCTGTGATAAACTTAGTGATGGTAGCCGTTATTGCCTTTTCATTTAGCTCTCTGAGGTAATCAGACAAAGGGTTATATCTCTCCCAGTTTTGACACCCCTCTGATGGCTGCTCTCCGGTTGTTCCGTTTGTGGCTATCCATACAGATGGTTTCGACAATAGAGGGTCACTGTTAAATCTCACCTTGTCACCGATAACATAAGTCTTTGTATCGCTGTATTCCGGATACTTCTTATAGTAGTCTAACGGCATGATAGATGATATGTTTTCAAGCGTCACAAGCGGGTGAACGTCTTGATAAGAAATACCACTTTCAGACGTGGTTAGTTCGGTGTCTATCTGATTGTCTAAATCGTATGATTGCCTCCAACCAACTACGCTTTTCAAGCTGTCTTTTATGTCTTTGATTCTATACATGTGCTTCAAATTAAAAAAGGGAAGGGATTTTGTTTCCCCTCCCTTTTAATTAAACTTTAATTTACTATATAACTACTATTCCCCAACTGCTTTCGTTGGAACTGGTGCGCTATCTGCGTTTTTAACCTCTACATTAAGATTTGATGCCTGAGAGTTAACCTTTACATCAACTACACCACCAGTAGATGAAACTGCCGTACCCTTAACCTTATCCAAATCTACCTTTAAGGCCGATTCTCCAACTGCACTGCCTCCAATTTTAGTAAGGTTAACAGATATTTCACCTGTAGCAGCCCCGCCACCGATTTGCTCGGCATTAGTGATATAAACGGGTGTACCGCCAAACTTAGAACCGTCCTTCTTGATTTCGACCTTCATAATCGGGTTGGCAACGGTATCCGGATTCGAGTTGTAAGCTACCACGAAAGCAATATCAACAGAGAAACCGTAGTGCTCTTTGATGTTACATTTCATATCAGCAGTTGCCGCACCTGCGGTGGCTGATTGATCGCCTACTGATTCGTAGTAATGTGTACCAACTTGGAAACCTGCAAACGGGAAGTTGATAACGTCCCATTCGTGACCTGCTTTAGAAGTTGCTCGTCTGAGGGCTTCACGGTCAACACGGGTCAACATACCAACGTTACCACTTTCAATAGCGTAGAACTGAGCAAAGTTTTCACCTTCCAAAACCATGTTATTTGTAAAGTGAAAAATCTTATTTGCGTATTCCAACTGTTTGTTAACATCGTTGTAGATTCCATGTTGTTCCAACTTGCGGATAATAGCGTCTACGCCAGTGTCACCGACAATATGAAGTTGACCGGAATAGTCCATAGAGCGGAACATCGGGTGCAGGTCACCAAGAATATCGTTGCGCTGCATGTAGTTTACCTGCACATCGTTCGCTTGCTGTGTGTAGTAAAGCAAGTTACCGAATTTCTGTGTTTTAGCTGCTTCCAGTGCTGCTATAGCGTCCTTATCGACTTGATCGAGGAATTTACGAGAAAATTTAAGCATTTTCTTTTCAAAATCTTTCTGATAGTCGATTTCGTTGTTGTTGAACATAGTCGGAACCATCGTGAAACCGAAAGCGTATGTTTTCCATACAACAGCCATCAGTTTAGATGTATTCTCAGCGTCCGCAATAACGCATGTACGCTCGTTTGAGATGTTCACAGCACCGTCATAGTCAATAACCGGAATTTTGATGTCAGTCCCCATAGAACTAAACGCTCTACGCTTCGTTTCATCGGTGAGCATAGAGTCCGGTGCATTCGTCTGAGAAAGGAAAAAATCAAGCGCACCCCACTCTGTTAGGCGGCTCATGTTCTTGTCAACTTGCGGATTTCTCAACCGCATTTCCTGTGTGCGTGTAGCAATTAAGCTCATAATAATCTATTTTTAAAGTTTATAATGTGGGGGATCGCTCCCCCTTTTGTTTTACTGTAACGGCAAGTTTTGAATATCGTTTTCTTGCCAAATAGTATTAAGTTCTGTTTGATACTCTTCCGAACCAACTGTTAGACCTTTTCCTGCAAGGTATTTATGCGCTGCTTCTTGCGCCTCTACCTTCGTTTTACAGCCTGTCAAGTCAATTGCTGAGGAAGCTCCTTTGCCGCCTCCTTTGCCTCCTGCACCTCCCATGTTTCTACCTTCGTCAAGGACACCAAAAGGTTTCAGTTTCTCAGTCAGCAGTTCAGATACGGAGTAAGGATTTAGACCGTTTGCAGGATTGTTGTAAGGTACACCGTCTTTCATAAAAACGATACTTTCCTTTCCGTCTTTCTCGACAATGGTAGGAGTAAACTCAGTTTTCAGATCGTTGACTGCTTGCTGTTTGATGATATTCAGCATAGCGTCATTAACTCCCTTTCCAAACTTCATGCTGCCCAAAGCCTGTGTAATGTGGGAAGTGATTTTGTAATCAGTAAGTTTGCTTGAAAACTCTTTTTCCTTCTCTGTAAGTTGTCTTGTCAGTTCCGAATACTTCGTTTTAGTATCGTTTAACTCAGCCTGCAAAGCGGCAATCTTTTCATTGTCCTTATCACCTGCTTTCTTTGCTTTCTCTGCTTCAAGTTCCGTTTTAAGGTCTGCAATAGTCTTTTCAAACTTAGCAGAATCAACGGAAGAAAGTTTGTTCTTAGCAAACTCGACAGCCTTTTCAAATGTAAGGTCTGTAACATCGTCAATGCCGAATGCTTGACTCAGAGATAAAGTCGCTTTTGCTCTTTCCTCCTTAACTTTCGTCTGAATAACCTGTGTTTCGTCATTCTGCGAAAGGGTGGCAATAGCATTTAACTGTTCATCTGTCAGCTCCGAAAGAGCTTTATTTTGTCTTAGAATATCTACCGTTAACATTACTTACCTCCTTTCTTTTCTTCCTTTTTCAACTCAGCAAGAACCTTCTTTCTTTCTTCCTGTCTGATTTGCTCTCTCAGTTCCTCTAAAGCCTTTTCTTGCTTTGCCTTTTTAACCTGATCGGAATACTCCTGCATGTCTTTTGCATACTTTCGAGGATCGTGAACGATTCTGATGTTGTAACCTCCACGACTCAAATACGGGTAAACCGTCATTTCAAAAGTTAAAGGTCTGTATTTCTGCAATACTGGTGAAAATACTCTCGCACCAGTGTTCGGGTCAAACTGTAACCTTTCTTGAATCACATGATAGTGACCTTTTTCATTCTCCGGACACAGATAATTGTCTGCTGTCACCTTGTCGAGCGGGTGTTCCGGGTAAAGTGGTCTGTTCATTTGCATAACGTTTTAATGTTTCTAAAATTTTGTTTATCTTATTAGAGTAATCAATATTAGAGCCGAACTCTATAATATTCATATTCTCTCTTTCAAATCTACGCACAAATGTAGGCAAGTTTAGTTTTATCCGCAAATCTTCCTCACTTATAACGTTTTCTTTATACAAATTAATTGCTTCTTCCCTCGTTAAGTGAGAATAAGGCTCAATCTCTTTCAAGATTAATAACCTTTGCATTTGTGTTGGGTCATGCCTATACTCTGTTTCGATTATCTGTGTACGCATAGCGTCTAACTCGCTTTCGCTTGCTCCCGACTCTTTGAGTACTTTGTATCTCTCTGCAAGTTGTTCCGGTGTATAGATATAGAACTCAGTCCCGTAGTTAATTGCACACGAAACGAAAGTATTCCCGTATCTCAGTCGGCAAACAGTTGCGTCTACAAAGCATTGTGCCTCCTCAAAGCCTCGTTTGATCCGGTTTAGAATTGTCGTTTGACTCTCAAATGAAGCCTGTACTTGTTTCTCGTTCACTGCTGTTTCTTTCTGAACCTCACCCCCTACACCTGTCACAGAGGTAATAATGTTCTTCTTTAAACGTTCTTCTTCAGACACGTTGTACTGCAAAGCAGATACATCGGCTGTTAGCATTTTGATGGGGTCTGATAAGTCCGGTTGCTGCTCGCTTGGTACTGGTATCTCTACATAAGAACCTGCACCGCTCAACCGCTTCGAGGAACAGACAGGGCACTTCATCGGCTGACCGTCCATGTCTGCAATATATTCACCCTTATCACCGATTAAGAAACCGTGTCCGTTACACCTCTCTTTGCCTCCGTTTGCAATATAATCGCAGTCCTGTTCATATCCGGAATAAATCGGATACGCACCGTACAAATCAAGATGTTTCTTTGCAGTTGATTGATACAGATACCAATCAAGCGAATCAAGCACTTTGGTAAGCGGGCTTTTCTTTATGTCCGGTTCTTGCAATGATATAGAGTCAGACCAAAAGAAACGTGAAGGGCAATAACCTAAATCATGCGTACTTTCAACCTCTAATGTGAGTGAATTGTTCTTTTCCACTTTAAAACGTCTGTAAAAAACATCATCAATCTGAATCAGTCTTTCATCATTCGTCTTGAACATTATCCACGCCATGACATTGTTATCCTCTTTGGTAGTTTCGTAGCTAACCACTGAGGCAATATCAATAAAGTAGAAATACGGCTCTGGCTTATCACCCTGCTGTACCTCCGGCAAATCAATCACAAGAACGGAGTTAATTCTATCCTTGAAATTATCCCAACCATCAGTAGCCCAAACATGTGGTTCTTTCAGTACTTCCTGCCTGTAATACTCCCAATCGTCACGATCTTCGGAGTCTGTGAACTGATAGTTAAATGCAGGATTCCGACCGTCAAACACTCGACTCAATTTATCAAATATCTCGCTCGTAACTTCGTTTGTCTTTACTGGAAAGTGGAACATAGAGTTAAATATCTCGTATTTGTCCGGTGCGATCCACATCTTTACCCGGTTAAGGAAATCTAAAGCAGGTTTTGTGCGTATATCGTCAACCTTTACCCTTGCGTGGAATGCTATTCGTTCCTCCTGTTCCCTCGCTTTCTGTATCCACTTCCGATTGATCGGTTTTCTGAATATCTCCCGTATTTCTTCGACTGATTTTCCCATCCTGTTTTAAATAATAGCCTTCTCCTTCCGTTATTTCCCACCCTCCTTTGGGAAACATTGATAAAAGACGTTCGGCATGTTCAACTTCAAATAAACGAGTTTCCCCCAACTCTTTACAAGTGAGGGAAACCATTGTTTTTTTAGCATTCATTAGGCTGCTGGCGAAGCCGGTATTAACTGTGTCAGAGGGTTAAAGTCCGGTTTGAAAATTTCCAAGTTATCCGACCAATTAGGCTTGAAACTCCATGAAATCACATTAGTGTCCGGTGCTTCCAAACCTCCGATAGTGCGATCACCTACAAACAGCGATTCAACGGGAATTGGTTTGTAGTTCTCACCGTCTTTGATAGCTGCAATTTGACCGTTACCGTTAATCAAATACACTCCCAGTCCTCCGGTAACTTCGCACATAAATTGCTTCAAAACCTTGATAACTGCCTGCGGAGTTTTCAAGAACTTACCAGTAAACGGAGTACTATTAGACCCCAAAATTTCAACTACGCCACCGGGTGTTGCGTTACCACCTCCATACGTCAACGCCTCACCAGCTTCAACTGTCGGTTCAGCAATATACGGAGAAACCACCATTTTAGTAGCGTCTTTTGCAGCGAGTAAAGCAGTCCAAGTACCCAACGTTTTTGCGGTTGCAATAGTTATTGAGTTCTCAGCCGCTTTTCCCATAAGACGTTGAAATACCACCTTCTGAATCTGACCGAAGTTTTCCGGGCATGTTACAGCCGGAATATCCGGCAAAGCCGCTCTAAGCGGACAATCACAATACAACATATTTTCTTAATTTTTAGTTAAACAATTAATTAACAATGCAAATGTACCTATATTCTTTTGAAACATAGATACAATTTGCTTTCTATTAGTTTATACGCTTGATACCCCTCCGTTTCGGTTCAATAGCTGGCATAACTTCTTTCTCTACGATTCCAGTTAACGTATCCGGTGCATCATCGTGTGCATTCGCTTTAAAGTCCCTAAGATAGCCAGTAACATCCTCGTAGAAACGTGGAAATTTAGACTCCCACCCGAACGGCATGACAATAGATTGCGTAACATTTGCAGCATGCGTTAATATCCTCGCCTCTTTATTGTTGTGCTGAGAAAACCAATGTATAGCGGTTTTTGTTTTAGGCGATATATTAACAGCAAATGAACGTCCTCCGTTATTACTTTCAATGTTAGCATACTCAGTTTCGTTTCTGTTTAACATCTCAGGCACTGTAACCTGCGTAACCTCTATCGGGTCAGTGGTGTATATTACATCCGTGACAAGGCAGAATATTAAATACTTGTATGCCTTTTCCTTCTCACTCCAAACAGGTTGTTTTGAACGGTATTTATCATAGCATATACTGCAAAGATTATCCGTTCCTGTATCTGCACAATCGGTATAGTTACCACGTCCCAAAAAGACACCGAAATCCGACTTATCAGACCACGTTTTAAACTTGCCGTATAACTGTCCTTCTGCGCTTCCGGGGTTACCTTGATTAAGGCACTCAAATTCTACCTTGTCAAGTTCACGCTCCGCACGAAGTTTTTTTGCGCTATGCTTTTCTTCCCACAACGCCTCACCTTCATTTCGTGGGTCTATTTCTGTCGGCTCACCCACCTTCAATGCAGGAAAGTTTATCTTTACCCATGCGCCATCCGGTATATTATCAAGGTCAGACCATTTTGTTACCGTGATAACTTTCTCTTTCTTTTCTATGCGACCTATCAAGTCGTCTTTATTCCATCGTGTAAATACGATCAATTCTTGACCGTTATTATCAAGACGCTTTCGGATAACCGTAGTGTACCATTTCCATGCGGCTTCCCGAATAATTGGTGAGTTAGCTTCGAGGTGGTCTTTGTAAACGTCGTCAAGTATGGCAACATTTACAGATTTACCCGTCAAACCTCCCGAACGTCCGACAGCAGTAACCGATCCTTTTCGACCTACAACCTCAGTCATTTTACTATTACGGGTATATGCTTCATAGCGTGACGTTTTCTCTGCTCCCATAATGCGAGTATTGGGAAACAAGCTAATATACTCCGGTGTATCTAAAATGCGCTGTACGTCCTTATTAAAGCCCTCCGCAAGCGTGGCAGCATAAGAGCCTATCGCTATCTTAGCGTCCGGACGTAAACCAAGTATGAAGGCAGGAAGTTTACGGCTACTACCTTCACTGTTATGCGTAGGAACAAACGTTTTGCCTACCAAATAGACACCACCTTCAACCTGTATGCAATTACCCCATTCTAAACCATCAACCTTCTCTATGTCGGTTATCGCTCTACGTCTGTTTTTAACGAGTCTTACAATTTTCTTTCTTTCCACTTTACAAGGAAAATCAATAGTAGGATTAAAGCATAATTGGTAAACCTTTAAACGACCCTGTATGCCGGAAGACGATAGTTTTGGTTCTTCTTCATATAAAGATGTTTTTTGACCTAAACTATAAAGAATTTTATTAGCCATATCTATAACATCTTTATTTGTATTTGCTATTGTAACACGACCATTTTTTTGATATACTGCACCGTCTGTATCTATTAGACCAGCTATTATCTGTTTACGAACTTCAACGGAGTTAAACAAATAACATTCGGGTATATTCTTGTTTCTGATAAAGCCTCCATCTTTCAATAGCTTATTTAATTCACTCGAATAAAAATTTCTTGCGGTACTCCCTTTTTGTTCTTTAAAAGAATATGCACTATTTTCTATTATACAAGTATCATTACAACCTATAAAAATAAGACCACTGCTTGATTTTCCGTCACCCAACCAAGCGCCAAATGTATACGGGTCAATAGGCACATTTTGCTCTTTAAACTGAGAAATCACACCGCCATCTACTTGAAAATTGAAACGTGAACCACGTTTACCCCTCTCTCCGGTGCATGTTCCTAAGCTATACATGTATTCTGTTTCAAGTCTTTCTAAAGGTCTACCATGTTTTTTAACATTATAAACAACCCATTCATGCTTGCCGTGACACTCTATTTTAGTTCCGTCGCTAAAGGTAACAACATACTGTGACTGAGTTTTTTTAGAAACCCATAACACTTTGACAGGTTGACCGAATCTTCCTAAAACATAATCACCTACCTTCAAATCTCCATGTTTTTTAAATCCTGTCGGAGTTGGCACTAATGTGCTATCGCTCAATTGCTTACCTGTTTGCGGTGGAACGGAAATAATCAACTTCTTTATCTTTCCATGTGCAAACCTATCCAATATTTCATAATACGTCTTATGAAACTGGCTTAATATTATCCCGTTATCCACATATTTAGCAAAATTCTTAAACTTATTTCTCGCCACAGCCTTTACTATTTCTTCGGGTGGTATACTTTTAATATCAGTCATTGTTACCCCCTTCCTGCAAAGCGTCTGCCATTTTTTCGAGGACATCAGCCGGAACACTTGATAGATCGTATTTAGGCTTCTCTTTTTCTTTCTCTCCGACAATGGAAACAACCAACGGACTATCATACCCCAATAGGCGTGCTTTTCTTTGCTGTACGTTAAGAATAACATTCAAAAACGAAGGGTCACCAGTTGTAGTTTCCTTTTGCACCTCGACAGCCGTTTTAAACCGATATTTAGTTTTGCATTTAGGACGTTTAGAACGCTCCCATTCCTCCCACGCCTCCCTTGCTACATTGTCGAGGACTTGAATTTCCTGTGTAACATACTGATCTATGTTAGTGAATTGTTCCCGTTTCCACTCAGACAAACATTTCTGAATGTCGTTATACACAGACTGATAAGATATTTGTATATCTATTCCCATCTCTTTGTAGCGTTCATTGATCTTATCTCTGATTCTGCGATAAGAATAACCTTTTAGAAACAATTCAGATTCAAGTGCCTTGTCAGCCTCCCATTGTTCATCAGTTCTCTTTATTTTCCCTTGTGATTTAATCATGCTACCTACTTTAACCATATTATTAAGAATTATATTTAAACAAAAATAGATTCACTTTGCTAAAAATGAACCGTTTAACTATGCAAATATATATCTATTAACTTTAATATAAAAGGAAAAGCGTGTCGCAACAGTTGCAACACGCCTAACCAATCAAGCATTAATAATTAAAATTTAGGTTCATACATCATCTCAAAATACTCTTTCGCAAAGGTATTATATTTACCATCTTCATCTAACGCAACATAACATCCATACGGAACGTTTATTACACTTCCTCTAATATCCTCAAACCACACACCCTTTTTATTAGGCATATACGTCCAAAAAGACAAACCAATATCCCCAACTTTGCTTTTATAATCTCCTTGATATTCAACATAAACCGCTTTCACTTCATGCAGTTTCCGGACGTAAACATTTTCTTTTGAATCATTTTTAGATTCTGATTTAACAGCTATTCCCTTATCAGTACATATCACCGTAGTTTCAGTTTCTTTGCCTTTCGCCTCCTTTTTCGCTTGACTGAGCAATTCATCATATTGCTCTTTCGTGTACAACTGTCCGCCTAACATATACATATTGTATTCGTCTTTCAAAATCAATTGTAGAGTATGAATAGCTTTCGCAATATCTCTTTCTTTGTTTTTTCGTCTGTGACGGAATGCGTATTTTATCGCATAGCCATCCATTGTATTAACATTATTCTGATTGAGAAACTGATACAAAGGAATAGAATCACCTTGATAGTGATTACCATCTATTTGTATCCCTTCGGGGGCAGCCGCTAAAATAGCGTTAATTTTGATTTGTTCTAAATTCATATTTTTATCTATTTTGTTATTAGTATTTCTTCCCATGCTTATAGCCTCTCGTTTCGTTATACCGTATTTTTGCCTCAATCGCTTTCCCCAAATCAATGTTATGTATGATAGCTATTGCTGCACAAATCTCCATTATAGTAGTAAAGTAATTGCAGCATATTTTTTCATTACTTGTTACCCAGTATGCGAGATTATATACGTAATAAGCGAATGTATTCGGAGTTTTATTTAGAATTTTCACCCGTTCATCAATACAGTGTTTAAATAGTACTATATCGTTATTGTCCTCGTTATATTTACCAGTAGCGTCCAAACACCGGATAAATACATCTGCAAGTTCATCGCTAACAGTGTCTTTGATACATTGATTAAACTTACATTGATAACTTTCATCATCTTTATATGCTAACACCCAAACATACTTACTATTTTCCACATTCCTCCCTTTCCTCTCAGCCTCCATCGCCTCGCACATCTCCGAAATGATAAGCCCGAATATCTCCTGCAAAGATACATCTCTGTCGTGGAAACCTTTTGCCTTCATTTTTTCATGCTGTTCTTTACAGTCTTTTGTTAAGCTAATAACGCTTTTACTAAAATCAATCATATTTTTCTATTTTTAAAATGGTAAATCACTATATTTTTCACACCCTTCACTGCAATAATCTTTCTTCTCTCCGGTCAACGAGCATTTATACTTTCCGGCTCTTTTCTTAGCAGGAAGATACACACAGTTTCCGCAATATCGAATGTTGCCTAAATTTGATTTACTTTCAAATTCTAACAATTCTTTAAGACATGCAGCATGTCTTTTCTCTGCTACTCGCATATCCTTGTATGCTTCTTCTTCCTGCAAAACAAGGACTGCCAATTGATTCAATTTACTTTCCATGATAAAACTCCCTTTTTACTTTTTCAAACCTGCTAAACGCCTCCATTTCACTCTCAGAAAAAACAAGTTCTCCCAAACCTGCACAATATAAATCAGCCCGAAGCATTATACTTTCAATTTCTGAAAGTTCATCGTGGTTTTCAGCTCTATTTTTAAGCAGATTCCTATCTTTATTAATAATCTCGATAAACTGTCTTTGCTCCTTTAAGCTAAATTTAACCGGAACAAAACGACTTTTAAGTCGATTAATCTTTCTTGATTTCTTCATTTGATTTTATATCCTTTAAGTTAGACACCCATTTATTTGCCGGATAAGGAATACCCTCTTTTTTCATAATTGATTTTACCTTATTCCAGTCAGCAAGCGAAGGATTAAACTCTTTCATTCTTTCGAGAGCTCTTTTTATTAGCTGTGTACCAGTTTCACCGTCCATTCGCTTGTATGTTGATACTCTGAATCCCGAACTTGCCTCACTAACAGCAAGTTTCTCACCCTCCCAATGTGTAAAGTATTGATAAGCACCGATCTGATACATTGTTCCGCTAACAGGGATAAGACCAAATGTGTACACATTTTTATTTTCATCTAAAACTTGAACGCTTTTATTATAAAGCCCGCACATACTTTTCTTTGCCATAATTCTATATTTTAATTGTTACTACTACTTTTAAGCCTCCTTGTAACCTCTACTATTTAGCCAAGACATAGCACCTTTTAGAGTCTTGAAAAACTTGCTACTTTCCACTGCTGTACATGCGCTGTACTTTTTCTCTCCATGAATGAAAAGTGCTCCTTCATTTTCGCCTCTTTTGAATGAAATAATTTCCATAATCTTGTTTTTTAATTGTTGCTACTTTGTTTCCTTTTGACACTGCAAATATAAAGCAAAACTTTAATATTCTAATTATAAATTTAATCTTTAACACTTATTTAACACAAAAAAGGGATACCCTGCTTTAGAGTATCCCCCTTTTTTAGAATGGCAAATCGTCTGCAAATTGCTGATCTTTTAAGACTTGTGATGGTGGCGGTGTCGGTTGTACTGGCGGCTGACCCCCACTCCCGGCAGATTCCGCCCGCTGACCGCTATTACCTCCCGGCTTCGCTCCCATCTGCATGTTAGAAACGATAATTTCCGCAATCGTTCTCTCTGTGTTGTTTGAGTCGGTGTACTTCCGATAATGCAAAGTGCCTTCCACATACAACTCCATACCTTTAGTAACATACTGCTCGCATATACCTGCTAAACCTCCTTTGAATACCACGTTGTGAAAATCAGTGCGTTCCGGCACTTCCACCCCGCTACTCGTTTTATATGCACGCTCGTTTGTAGCGATAGACACATTACAAATCTTACCCCCATTATCGAACGTTTTTACTTGCGGGTCATTGCACACCCGACCGATTAACTGAATTTTGTTTAAGTTCATTGCATTAATTTTAAAAAGATGAATACTAAGAATAGCACAAAGATAGCTATATCTATAAAACTTACACGAATTTCACCGTCTATTTTTCGTGATACCGTTTTGAAATTATCAGCAACACGCACATAATCATATTCGCCAGACCCTATGAAAATCTTAGTCGAATCGTTACAAGCCTCCAAAGATACTACTTTATCCCGATTTATTGATACCTTTTGCCCGGCTACCCCATTAAATTCTACCAATTTACCCATTTTGATTTAATTGAATCGTTATCAATAAGTTTCCTAAATTCTTCAACGCTAACATAAATCATCATATTAGATTCACATTCTCCGATATATTCTCTGAAAATAAAATCATATTCGTCTAAATCCGTATACACGAATCCGCCTAAACAATTATAAGCTATACAGATAATTCCCTCAGATGAATATCCAACAACTTTCAAACAACCATAAACGCCATAACTGGTATCTAAACTTTTTGTAGTCTTTTGACCTTTAAAGAAAAGAGCAAACTTTTTGCTTTTTTTGAAATAGTCTTTATCAAATTTATATTCAGAATCAGAATCTTTAATGATGTTTATTTCTTCGTTAGTTTCTCTCACATAATTTCTTATCTTTTCCAATAAAAAACGTCTTGCAAATGGTGCTTTCCAACCGATTTTCTTAATACGCTTTAACCATCTTCCACCGCTTACAACATACTTATAGTAAATAGCAAAATCGGGTGTAAATGCATACCTAACAAAATGATACATATTTATGAAAAGTATCCTTATGTTCTTAATTGGTTTTGAATGGTACAAACGGAATAACAAGACAAACGCCTTATACAGAATAATAATAGTTCCCAATGTAGCCGCAAAAGCTAAATAACTAAATTCTAATTTTTCCATGATACTACTTTTGTAATTTTAAACTATCCCTTTTGAGGACTTTTATTTTCTCTAAATTTTCTTGATAGATACGCATTCCCTTGCGGGTGTTAGCGTGTTCCCATTGATTGTGATGTTCAAAGCAAAGTATGTTGATATTTCGAGGATCATGCGCTAACATCGGGAATGCTCCGCGAGTGCAAATATGCGAAATATAAACGGCTGAGTACCCTTTCAACGGCTTCAAGCATTCTTCGCAATAGTGAGGCTTAATATCCCACATATACCGAAAAAACCGCTCGTTTGCCATCTGATCGTGACCGTCACCGAATAGACTTTTCAAATACTGATACCTTGTTTTAGGCTCTATGTCGAAATGTCGATTGAAAAGCAGGGGATTATATCCCCTACTTAAACAATACTCTATTTCTTCCGGACTACTCAGTAGATACATTGCTTTCATCTTCTTCATCAAAGAAGGAATCACCCTCCGAATCATCCTCAGCGTCTTTTATGTCATCGGCTTCTGCTATCTCACCGAACATTGAAAGTTGCGCACGCTTACCTTTAAACAGATAATCAAATATTTCGTGCTTGATACCTTCCAAATCAGTATCCATGTCAATCTCAAATTTAAGTATTTCACCCTCCAAATTTATTTTAGGAGTCTGCATTTTAAACGGTGACAAGTTTGTTCCTGTAAACTCGTATTTGATAATTACTGTGTTCTTTTCTTCATCTCTCACAATCTCTCTAATCATAATTCGAGTAGACTGTATTTCAAAGAAGTCTTGAAACTGCTTATCCAACTCCTTATCCTGTTTTGAAAGATCGGATAAGTAGGTGATGTTAGCAAAATTCATCAGACCCATAAGCCGGACGATATACCCTCTTAATTTATCGGCTTCGTTACGTAAATCCGGGTGAGGGTATTCCGGATTCTTCACTTTGTGAAACGTCTTAACTGTTTCACCATCAACATTCATACAGTCATTGTAATCTACTTCCAAACCGTTTGGAATGAATTTTACTCTCTTTAATTCAAAATTGTCGTACAACATATTAATATTCGTTTTTAGGTTTATAATGTTCGCATACCCTTCCGATATTCGGGCAACTGCATAACTTTTGTTTTCTTTTGCTGCAATAGCATATCAAATTGTGATGGTCTGAGCTATATTTACATTCTGTACAGTGAACGAGGACTAAATTTTGTTTATTCTTCTTCGCCATTTAAATAACGCTCCAACCGTTCATCAATCAATCGCTTGTATTCAACTGCCAACGGATCGTTAACCTCCAATTGGTTTTGAAATTTGCGGTGCGCTATCACTATTAAAGCCCTCGTTCTATCTAATAGCTCCGGCAAACCGTCCAAACGATAATCATACAACTGATGGATAATACAGTTTCGTCTAATTGAAATATCTCTCGTAATCTCCCGGCTTAAAATGTCCTCCGGTGACACTGAAAGAGCCTCACACATCAAATCGAATTTTTCTCTCAATGTTATTTCGCAATCTTCTTCTCTAACTTCTTTCATTTCTTTACGTATTTTGTTGCGTCCTCTATAAAAACTCCCAGTTCTTCGGCTGCAAACTGTTTTAAAAAATCAATATATTCTACAAACTCACTATTTGATAAGTCGTTAATACTTACCGGGTCACTCCGATAATCACCCGTTTCAATATCCACAACTTCGCCCATTGTTACCGGACACAAGTTCCGCATGTACAATTCGGTGTCTTTTTCGCTCCATCTGTTACCATTGTCGTACATTCCTTTTTGAAACTGTGGTACTACCACTTTGTAGTAATATGCTTTCATGGCAACCGACTTTGAAGGCTCGTAAACGCTAAAACTTGCTATGATATTCTTTCCCTTGTGCAGTTTCGCAAACTCGTTTAGCTCACCCATGTACATTTGCAACTGTCCGTTACTCGTTACTTTTCCCGGTATTGTTATCCTGTTTTGCTTCATTTTGTTTCATTTTAGAAAATACATTCGCAAATACACTACCACACAAAGAAGAAATAAAGCCACGCACAGCAGCAGGAAGATCGCTCTTTCTCAGCAGAATTTTTTCAAATTCTTCGATAATGTCCGAAACAGTCATATCGTCAATGCGATCTAACATAATCCTCTTCGTCAATCCTCCATTTCTCAGAATTTTGTTTTTAGCTCGTTCGACATCTGTACGCATAGTACTAAGCTGATTTGTTAATTCACCTTTAAACTCCTGTGATTTAATTACATCTTCAACCGTCATTTCATTAGTATTCATACCTTAATAAGTTTTTAAATCGTTACTACTATGATTAGTTTTCATGATGCAAATTAAATCAAAACTTTAATTATACGCAAACAAAAACGGGTAAATCTTCCCGAAATACCAGTTATTTAACTTTCGTTTAGAATAAGCTGCCTTGTGAGTCGGTCAACTTCGCAATAATATCATCTACCTTCTTTTCTGCCGCCTCCTTTTGCTCCCTGTACTTTTCCCCGAATCTTTCGTACCGCTTTTGCTTTCCTCGCATGGTTATGACAGATTGAATCAAAACATCGCTTATTTCATTGTTTGTTTGACCGCTATTCAACTTTCCTTTCATTTCTGAGTAATCTATCGTATTTAAGAGAATCGTCCATTAAATCAAAAGAAAACACGCATTCTGAACTATTAACTAAATGCTCCGGTATCCATTTAGGCTTATTCGCCATCATCAATTGAGTAAAACGAAGTATGCAAACCGCATCACTATTCCACTTAAAAACGTTACCAGTCGGGAAGGAGTGTGCCGCAAACTGGAAATACTTCTCTTTTCTCAGCGACTTATCCTCTTTTGCTCCCTTTACCCTCAGACCTAAACCAGTTTGCCACGTCATTGGCGTAACGAGCACTAAAGGTATTTCGAGGACTTTAGCACAACATACAAGGTTGTTGTAGTTTTCAAGCATGGTTACAATGCGATATTGCTTACCTCCGGTATCATCACCTCTAATTGACAGCCTCTCAACAACAATCATAGGGCTACCGGAACGCTTAATCTTTTTGAATAGGTTGTATATCTCCAAAGGTTCTTCCGGCATTTTAACCGTGACAAGCGGGCTACCCGGTTTATAAATGGCTATTCCCCCGGCTGATATACCGGGGTCAATTCCAACTAAAATATTAATTTCCATGTTTTTAATGTTTATAGTAATACAAATCTTTTATGCTATCTTCTTCTCTCAGTATTTCGTCCCAGTACCGGAATAACAAACGTTTCTTTGCTATCATTAAAGCCCGAAAATAAACGGCTTCATGTTCAATACCAACAGTCGCTAAACATTCCTTTTCAAACACCTGTGCAAAACTGTTTATCGGTCTGCCTTTAAATTGGGCTAAAGCTAACTTCTTATCCTCGTATGTCGGTATAGTATCCATGTCGTACCCCAGTCGTTCCATGTACTTGAATGTTGACTCGCTTATAAGCCGATCAGATTCCATCTTAAAACGCCCGCTATACTTGTATTTCATAATAGCGAAAATGAAGTTATTAGCCTGTACATTCAAAAATGCTCTTTCTTGTTCCGGTGTCGCTTTCGGCTTATCCGGTAGCAGGGCGGTAGTCTTTGCCATCATATCCGCTTTACGCTTTCGGTATGCTTTCAAGACCTTCGTTACGTAATCTACATTCAAACTTCCATAATGATTCTTATCCGGATTCCCATAGCGATCCTTAGGCAGGTAGTTATCAAGTTCACCGACAGCAAGCAACCGCCATGCAAGTTTAACCTCAGCGAAGGAAATATCATCAAAATACAATTCCACAACATCAAACACAGACGCAAATACGGTTTTTACATCTCTCTCTGATGGAGCATTTAAACCAAAGTCCAAACACACACCGATAAAAATCGTTCCTAAATGCTTGATTTTGTTCTCCGGTACATCTTCTTCGGAAATTAGTTTTCTCGTAGATTCTGCAAAAATTAGCTGGTCTACCTTAGAAAGCTGCTTTATTTTATTAGACTGTATTAATTCTCTGTTTCTTTCTACAAATGACGGAAGTGTCCCACCTTTTAAAGCTAATTTTCCGCCTCTATTTTGATACTTCTCTATCTGCATGATAAATTATTCGTTTTCGTTATAAAAGTCCCAAATTCGCAAAGAAAATGGCATTGTAGTTAATCAAACGTTTCTGTTAGGTATCTCTCGTATATCTCCCTGTGCTCGTCATTAGCAAAATACTGCTTAGTCTTATACTGCTGAGAGTTGTTTTGCTGATACTGGTTAGTAGCTCCGGTTTTCTCTCTCAGCCATTGCAGGTACTGTTTAGGAGTTGATTCGTACACCAATGAAGCCCACCCCTTCGATATGCTTTGTTGAATAAGGCTTTTAGCAAATTCTTCTTCAAATTTCGCTATCTCGTTTAAGTTTGCTTGCATAGCTGTTAGAGTCTTTGTCTTTACACGCCATTTCGGCTGTGTCATTAGAACGTAGAATAAGCGTTTAAAGTCCTCAGAATCGAAAGGAAATGTTAGCTGAGTAAATAGCTTGTCTGTCCTTTCGATTGTTTTCTTTGTTACATCGAGTCCCTTAGCAGTGAATCCGAATACTTCGGAGGGTAGAGGATCGTTATTTGATTGCTCACCGAATAGGTCTGTTTCTTCGTGCGTGCATACACTATCTTTTTCCTTAGAAAAAGTAGTGTTATTATTTAAGTCTTTAATTATATAAGTATTTAATTGTGGCGGGTTTTCCGGTAGCGGTTTTTCCGCATGCGGATTTTCCGTAAGCGGTTTCAATAATGCTTCATCAGAAAAGCAATATGAATACCCGTTAAACTTACCACTATTATCCTTTCGTTCTGACACCTCACAATATCCGTATTGTTTTAGCTCCTTAATAGCCGAATATACTGCGTCCTTTCCTTCTTTTGTTATAGACAGTATCCCACGTATGGAAAAATCCCAATCGTCCGGCAGACCCATGATAACAGCCAAAATTCCTTTTGCTTTGCAAGACAATCTAATATCACGTAAAAATACGTTCGAAATAGTAGTATAATTGCTATTTCTTTTTCTTGTTATTATATTCATTTCTATTTATTTATTAGTTAAATACCTAACTCTTTGCATTCCTCTAACCATTCGGCAATCGGCTCTCCAAACTCCGCTAAATGCTGCTCTTTATCTATACATTCAAGTTCACAACTTACTGATTGAATAAAGCCACCACTTTCTTTTCTGCAATTTGGGCAATAATCTTCTTCCAAATAATAATACCCGGGTAGATTTCCGATATAAGCACCGCACGAAACGCAACAACATTGCCTTCTTAAATAATCTGAATCTTCCTTATTATCATCTATATTAGCATAATAACGAGGATACCATTTTATATCACTCATATTTATTTTTTTATAGGAGGGTGTTACCCCTCCATGTTATTTACTTCTTACCTAAAAACTTATTCACGAAATACGTTTGTCCCTTCCCGGTTACCATAGTCGTATTATAAACCTTAGTTTCCCCACGGTCAATTATCACACGTTTGCGAATCTCAAACAGACCCATGTTCATGTATGCTTGAGACGGCTGATTGCGTGACTCTCCTACGCTGCAAAGATAACCAGCTTTTCTGAGGCGTTCATACAGTTGCTTTTCTCCGATCTGATAACCGTTTTGAGTGATTATTTTTGCCAGTTCACGGATAAGAATAGATTTCTTAGACGCTTCGACGGCTTCGCTGAATAGAACTTTCGGTTTATCAGCCTCTATCTTTGCATTCTTTTCCTCAATCTGTTTTTGTTGGTTCTCTATAACTTCTTGTTGTTCGGCTGCAAGTAATAAGGCTTCACGGAATGATTTAGGAACGTTGAAACCTCCGTTCTTTATTGTTTCTTCCATTTTGTTAAATGCGTCTATATAATCTTCCTTAAATTTCATTGCGGTTTCACCAGTATAACCCATAACTAAAAGAGTGAAACCATCTTTATTCATCACATACATAGGTAGTTCTCTATTCTGCTCGTTACAATAAGAGGACAGCACGAAATTGTGCTGTCTAAATTGATTACTACATTTTAAATCTCGAATGTCTTGCAAAACTCTCTTATGATCTTTCCCGAACTTTTCAGCTACTAATAAGCTGTTTGTTAAAACTTGATTTGATTCTCCTTTAAACACTAAATCTTTCATGTTGCTAAAATTTTAATTATTAATACTATTATTATTTGCCTAACAATTCGTTAAGCTCCTTTCTAAACTCCTTGTATTTTTCAAGTTCATCACCTGTAAGAACAACGAAATACGCACCGTCAATTTTAACATGTTCCAATTTACCTGCTTTAATTAACTTCATTACCCACGTTGGGCTGCAACGCATATAATCAGCGACATTTTTAATTTTAAAAAGATTCTCTAAATTCATGTTGTATATTGTTTTTTGATTTGACTCTGCAAAGATATAATAAATGGTTTTGATTGCAAACAAAAAACATTATTATTTTCGACTTTAACATTTATTTATTTGTAACTGTCTGATAATTAAACAGAACTAAAAATGTATGTGGTCTGCGTAATTTTCTGCATACCCTAAAGGTATCACCAATTTTGGATACACCCCCATTTATTTATAAATAGCGCTGATTTTTAAGCGCTACTAAGACCGAATGAATATCAGACACTTACAAAAAACACCCCACTCACAACGCTTGCAAGTGGGGTGCATATCACAATCAGAACCGGGACTATCTTTCTACCATCTGATAGCATTTAGTAGTATTCATGCCGGGTAACCGATAATTAGCCTCTTTTATATAACCATGTTCTACGAGGCGATTTACAGCGTTATACAACTTCTTCGTAGACATGAACGGAATTATCTCTTTAAGTTTAGCTATCGAAACGAAAACGGTGTTAGGTACTTGTTTAACTCGACACCCTTTGAACTTATCTCTGTACATTCCTGTGCAGAGGATAAGAATCATTTCCGAATATACGGCAGCAGCCTCTAAACCGATCTCGTTCGCTATCTTTTCATCTATAACCATAATTATTTCGCTTTAATTTGAATTGATTCTTTCACCTCTGACACCCTAATAAATTCCTCATATACGTCCGGATACTTTTCTTTCAACGCTTTAGTATCAAGTGATTCACGGATATATGCCTTCTTTCGGGTGATAGTGATTAAGTCACCTTTGATATTATCCGCTTTAGCCTCCTTCATCAATTCAAGTAATTGAGATTTAAACTTATTCATTTGTTCGTCAAGCGTCTTTTGAATCTCGATTAACTGATATACAGATTCCTCTACATTGCTCACCTTTGCCGGAAGATCGTTCAATTTTGCAATGTATGAATCAGCACTACAATTATCTACGTATTTCAAGCCCTCTTTGCAGCATTGAAGGAATATCTCTATCTCTTTGTCCGGTATCCGTTCTACCTGCCTAATACCATCCGTATCCTCACCTCTCAGCCATATAGCTAACAAAGTGTCTACCTTCAAATGGGGGTTTTGTCTTTCAAAATAATAGGCATAGATCGACAATTGCCAAGACAGGTACAACATGTCTAATTTGTACGTAGTCTTTATATCTCCCAATATAACGGAATTGGAGTATCTGCCTAAATACACCTTATCAATAGGTGATGCAATAAACTCGTTATCTGTTACTATATATTCCGAGGCAATGTGAGTTAGTCCGAAGTCACTTTTTAGTCTGAGGTAGTTTTCACCATGTTTTGATTCGGCTTCAATTCCTTCATTATCTATATTTTCACATTCTTCATGAACTCTTTTCCCTCGCTCAGTAGCAAGGGATAAAACTCTTTCCGGGATACCGTCAAGTTTACAGGGAAACAATTGTTCGTTGATGAATCCGGTTATACCATGTAGTTTCTTGAAGTCCGGTGTGAAATACTCATGTGTTTCTTCAATGTAGATAACATCTGATTGATTAAGTTTGGGTAATGTTATAATATCTTTCATACTTATTAATTTTTATTGTTAATTACTTCTTTTTTCAATTTCGGCCCTTTTCTTAGATAGCGCATTCATAAATGTACTATCCGATTGATATGCTTGATTAGCTTTAAACAAGTTACTCAGTTGTTCAACCGTTGTACACTCGTTGACGTATCCGACCAAAATAGCCGTTTGACTCTGTGAGTTATCCGGTTGACTTGTTGATGAAGATTTAGTACCCTTCTTATTTGCCGCTTTTCCTTCGTTTTCCTGAGTCCCGTTTAATGAATCGTTATCTATACTATCATCAATTGCGAAAAGTCCACAGAGGGCGTATTTTCGTGCGTAGCTTGATGTTGCTCCGGTCAACTGTGCACCGTCCATTCCTTTTTTGCTTTCTTCCTCACGTGCAAATGCAGTTGCCGTTTCTGATTCTCCGGTTTCAATATCCACAACCTTTGCAGTCGCTTTAACGTAGAATCTACCTTCAATATACTCAATTGTATCGGTTACATTCACATAACAACCGTATTTGTCGCACACCTCTTTTGCTGTCTGCAAAATGTCCTCACATGAACGGTAATAATACCCACCGAACTTATTATAACGTCCTTTTTTGATGTTCATCTCGTTTTGAATCTTTGATAAATTTTTAATCATTGCTTTTTGGTTTTATGTTAAACAGAAAATTTGCGTCCACTCCGGTAGCCTCACATATCTTTGACACCCATTCAATATTAATCTTTCGTGTCCTACGGTTGCAAAGCGATGACATGTTAACCGTTCTTGATTTAGGCTGAGAGTCCTCCCAAAGTTGCTTAGCCAATTCTTTTTTAGTCACTTTCAAGCCGTTCAACTTAGCGTTTAAAATGGCTTCATTAATCTTAAAATCACTCGACATCTATCACCTCCCTTCCGCATTCTTCGCATTTATAAATATTTTCTTCTTCCTGTTCCGGCTCACAATCGTAATCGCAATATTCTTTGCTAAAAACCGGATAAGATTGCCAAAGGTATAAATCGCCTCCGCAATACGGACATACATGTACTTCATTTTGATTCATATATACTACTTTTAATTGTTACTTACTTAATTGAACACTGCAAAGATAAGGCAAAACTTTAAATACGCAAAGAATTTCTTTAATTTTATGGTTAACGAAATTTAAAATGATTGAAATGTGCGTATAAAACGGCTGTTAGACCTATTTTTGTAGAACTTTTCTTAAATACTTGTTACTACTTATTGTTTATTGACTCGTTTAGTCCGGGAGGATAGAACGAAAAAGGGAAATACATAGCGTTGCATTTCCCTTTTAAATTATATTCCGGACAGCTTATAATTGATAGCGTCACAAATATCACTATATAACCACCAAGTGTTAAAACTGCGTTTTAGCTTTTGAAGCACTAAAACATCTTGCCTTTTCAAAACCTCTCTAATGGTTTTCCTTGTTTCACAAAGACAGAGTTTATAAAATTCATCTTTATTCATACTGCTACCTCCCCTCTTATAGCTGAATGGCTGTTATAATCAATAATATCTATATCCTCAAATTTGAAGTCAAACAGATCGGTAACTGAAGGATTCAAAACCAGTTCCGGCAATCGTAGCGGAATGCGATCTAATTGCGTCTTTACCTGTTCAACATGATTCAAATAGATGTGAGCGTCACCAATGGTATGAATAAATCTTCGTGGTTTCAGATTACACACCTGTGCTACCATAGCAAGCAACAACGAATAAGACGCTATATTGAACGGAACTCCCAAAAACAAATCTGCGCTACGTTGATACAATTGCAGGTCTAAAAAGCCGTTCTTTGATACGTAGAACTGGTAAAAACAATGACAGGGAGGCAAGTTCATTTTGTCGAGGTCACCAACGTTCCACGAATTTACGATTAATCTACGTGAATATGGGTCATTCTTAATCATTTCAACGACTGATTTAAGTTGGTCTATACTTGTCCGACTATTAACACGCCAATCACGCCATTGTGCACCGTATATCCGTCCTAAATTACCGTCCTTGTCTGCCCATGCGTCCCAAATGTGAACGCCATTTTCAAGTAGGTACTTAATATTAGTATCACCTTTAATAAACCAAAGCAATTCATGTATAATACCATTTGTGAATAGCTTTTTAGTAGTTACAAGTGGGAAGCCGTCACGAAGATCGTAAACCTTTTGAGTACCACCGAAAACGCTGATAGTTCCCGTTCCGGTTCTATCGTCACGCTTTTCACCACAATTCAAAACATAAGAAAGTAAATCTAAGTATTGTTTCATAATTTATTAGTTATGGCACTTATATCCAAGTTTACACTTGTCTATTTTGACGTTGCGCCGAACCAAACTTGATTTTAATTACGTTTATAATAGCGTTATACTGATTTTCATAGACTGTTCCAGCATGGGTATTTTTTACTTTTTTCTCAAATTCTTCAATGCTACCACGAAAACAACCACAAGTTATTTCAACGGTGTTATCACTTGTCAGATAAGCGTGCGTGTGTCTATTGGAAGAACCGAAACAGTCAAAACCGCAATGGTCTGCATCGCTTTTGAGGCATGCGTTGCCGGACACCTGCGCATTGCCGGACACCAGCGCGTTGCCGAATACCTGCGCATTGCCGGACACCTGCGCATTGCCGTACACCCACGCATTACCTTCTTGACTTAGGTTTACTTCTCTTTCGATATATCCTCCCAGTTCTCCTTCTTTTGCATACTCGAACGTCTTCGTACATTTGATTTGGTACAACTTTGTTCCAAGCTCGTTTACTACATACTTTTTTGTTAGTTCAAATTTCTTTTCCATGATTTTTGTTTTTTAATTGTTAGTAATTACTTTTAGTTATACGATGCAGGGGCGTATATAGGTGCCTTAGTTATTTAATTCTGAAAAACTTGCCTTCAATACCACAAGTACGAAGTATTTCCGCATTATCATCTCCAAAAGCAATTAATACACTTCCACAGCCCGGACTACCAGCAGTTGAACCGTCTTGTTTCAAGAACTTGATACGTCCATTTAAAAATAATATAGCATTAGCAGTTTTGAAAATAACGTCTTGAAACATTTTGCTGTCACATCTATTAAACAATAACACTATTCCATTTCCATGTTTAGACATCCGGTTAACGAATTTTTCTATAAGAGGACGGGAATAAGGAGGATTCAACCAAACACGACCTTGCCACTCCTTGCTTAATCCATCATCTTGTTTATTATACATAATCTTTGCAGTGTTATAAAGAGGCTGCATAGATACGCAGGGGTCTGTATCAAATTCACCAAGTGATTCTATAATATACTTCGGTGTGTACCATTCATCAGTTGTATTTTTTGTTCTCTCAAATGATGTATCCATAATTTATTTATTATTTTTAACTTGATATTTAATTAGATCATTTTCTCTCACTCTACGGATAAATCCATATTGACTCTGAACAAGATAAGTTACGCTACGATCATTTTTACCTACGTGAATCTCAATTGAGAACACCTTAAATGGATCTTTATGTGCACCGTACATTACTTCCTCACCAACGTTAAACCTTGTTTTTATAACCATGATATTTGTTTTTAAATTGTTATTACTTTGTTCCCTTTTGACACTGCAAATATAAAGATTAAATTTAAAACACAAAGCAAAACTTTAAGTTTTAACATGAAATTAACCTTTGTGAATGGAACAAAAAAAAGAGGGGAATATCCCCTCTTATAGTTTATGCTCTCAAACTCAATGTTGTTTGCCTTCATAAAATCAGCCAATTTAAATGCCTGTTCCCTCGTTATCTTTACTTTGAAGGCTCTTATATACACCTGCTCGCTCTGAGGCTTGTTTTCCGGCTGCTGTGTCTGTTGTTGTTGCGGTGGTGGTGTATTTGTCGTTTGAGGTGAGTTTTGCGCTATGGCGGCTTCCAGTGCCTTGTTAACGAGTGATACACCGTATTGGTATGTATTGTTATAGTCCAACGTAGCTTGATAGCGGTCAATTATAGCCATGTAACAAGGTTCACCATCAAAGTGCTCTTTCAGTTTCTCGAAATCAGCCGCAACGACCTCAAACAGTTCGTTAATCTCAGCCCGAACAATCGCAATACCTTTGTTCTTATTCAGCCAGTTCGATTTAAAGCAACGGTCAAAGTTTATAAGGTACTCGTTATGTTCGTCAAAATAGTCCCTTATTTGCTTCATCTTTGCGTCCTTTTCTTCCTGTTCAAACTTCTTTATCTGCAAATCTATGTTGTTTGAGGTGAGGTCTAACATGGCACATGTATCCTTTACCACATCTTTGAACTTGTTAAAAGGCTGCATGTATATCTTTTCGAGTTCGATTCGGGTGTCATTTAGGGCTTTAGACGATTTGTTAATCATTACCCTATCTGCTTTTGCCTCTTTTATATCGTCCTCCGTATATGTTATACATTCATATACCTTCATCTTTTCTTTGACAATAGAACGTATCTGAGTGATTCCCTCTATCATCTCCGACAGCTTTTTATCCTTAGTAATTAGCTGCAATTGGTTTTCTGTTATTCTATCTTTCATTTTTTATTAGTATTTGATTGGAATATTGAGGTACTATCGTTACGTTACCTTGCGGGCAATTTACCTGCAAATCTCCGTTTTGATTAGTTGAAATTTGGTATCTTTTCCCTTTATCGTCTATCACTTCGATACCGTATTTTGCCTCAGTAAATAATTTCATGCTATCATTAAACATCTCAATGTACTTCATAAATTTACCCGGTTGACCTGTACACCGGAAGGTTTTAATATTAGTGTAATGGAGTAAAAACAATGGTTATCTCTTTGCCGTTTAAACGCTGAGAGTGGCGGAGAACACCGTCTTTCGGGTGGTACTGAATGGTTTCTTTGTTATAGCTGTCAATGTGGTAAATGATAAAGCCGTAAATATCCATTTCGGTAGATGTCACTTTCAGATAATTCACATGTCCCATTGAATATACCTTAACGTAGTCTGATGTTAGCTCTACCTTATCCCAAACAAACAGGGCTATATCGGTAGTACATTCACCATCTACGTACACCGTCTGCCACTCCGGTACGATAACCGAATAAGTCGTTTCATACTTCGTTCCTTCATCTCCACAAGACGAAAGAAAAGCGGCAATAGCCATCAAACACAAACCTACTAAAACACTGAACAAATAATTTGAAGTTTTCATAATTGATTAATTTTTAATTGTTTATAATATATCTACTGTTAAAACCTTTTCTACTATATCGAAGGAATGTTTATACCCGTCATTCTCTAATACTTGATAGATGGTATTTAAAACATCCTTATCATCTGTCCCTATCGGTATTCGGGCTACATGATTGCCGTAGTACGCTTGCTGAATAATTTCTATCCCGATCTCCCTAATAAGTCTACTTATAACTGGGTGATTGCGGACGTATACATCAAACGCTTCATCCCTTGTGGCTATCAGTATCTTATCACTTTGCTTCTTAATAAATTTCATAATGATTCAATTTTCTTATAATACATCTTGTTTAATATCTCCATTTGGAAACACATACGTTACCAATACGCAGCGTATGTTTGAGGCGACCATTTCGTTCTCAAATATAGTCCAAAATACGGTTTCACCGAAAGTCTTAGCGTGAACGAACTGCATTTTCTTAATCTTAGTCAATGCGCCTCTAATAGTTTTTGCTTCAACTTGATTAAAATCGTCTGAGAGTATATCTCTAAAATACCATGTTTTAAGTTTCATAATCGTATATTTTAATGTTACTACTTTGTTTCTTTCGACACTGCAAATATAAAGCAAAACTTTAAATTACAAATCAAAACTTTAATGTTTAACACTAATTTAACGTTTACATGTCTGAGATAAGGCATAAAAAACCCGCTACTTTCACAAGCAACGGGGAAAAATGAAAAATGACAAAAATCCAATAAACAACAATTACCTAACTAATTAACCTATATTATATATTTATGAATAGAAATTGCTTTTTAAAAACCTACCTATTTTCACAAACCAGTAGGAAATAATCGCTTAATATTAAAAAACCATGATTGCAATTATTAACAACGCTTTGTTAATGATACGTTTGCTTCTACATAAAGACTTACCAATAACGAAAATGTTAATAATGTTATTTGTTAATCTCTGAGTGCAAATGTAGGCATTATTTTTATACCTGCAATAGCTTTAACCAACGTTAACTATTTTATTATTGTAGTTACCTTTAAATCAAGTATTTGCGTATCTTGATTTTTACTGGTTATGATAAACTCCCGGTACTTCACTTTCTTTAATCTCCACCATAAGAAACGTTTCCGGTGCTCTATGTTAAGCAGTTCTAAGCTATCCCGGACGGTTACTTTGCCTGCAAATGTATCAGGATGCTCTATGCAGCCTTTCACATCCACCCATTTTGAGGCGAAATTTAAGCATTTCAATGTGTCAGCAACCAAGCTATCACGAATTATAATACTATCACGTAGAGAGCCGGAAAATGCGCTCTCCGTTGACGTTTGAATGCTTGTATGACTCTTTAGGTCTTTGATACTTTGTTTCAAGTCCTTTATAGTGCTGTCTTTCCCCTGCAATGTATTCCGATACTGGCGCAATGTGAGGTTTAGTTCCTCCGCTTTCATTGCTGATTTGCCGGACTCCGTTCGGTATGCTACATTCTGAGTAGTAAGTACACTTACATTCCTGTTCAGAATGACGTTTTCTTCCCTCAGTTTCGCGTTATACCTAAGAAGGCATACAATTAGTAGACAAAGGAAAGAAAAGGCTACTATGGCTGTTATTTTAGCTTTCATGTTATTCGATAGTTAAGTTAATACTTTCCCCTCTGTCATGGGCTTCTTTCATCTTTTCGTATAACTTAGTGAAAGCGGATGTGCTATTTACAACCTGTCCCTTTACTTTGTTATATCCGGTCAACAAACAGCCTAAAGTATCCTCCGGCTTGTTACCTACGTGAATCAACACACCATCGAAGCCCTTAACGTTTTTGAGGCGTGGCAATTTGCCGTCACACACCTTTGCCCAACTACGATCTTTGAATTTAGGACTGACAGTATCCATGTCAATAGCATACGTTCCTGTGGGAATAGCCGTTTTGCCGTACTGCTTCACCTTCTTTATCTCTGATAATTCCATGCTATCGGAAAGTCCTCTATCGGTATCCTCCAACACATCGCACTCGTAAACACCGTTTACATACAATTTACTGATAGTATATAAACCACCTTTGAAAATTCTCTTTGATTTTAATTCCATGATCTAAATGTTTAAAGGGGGAATTATACCCCCTTGTGAATAACCTGTTTCTCTTTCTCTTCCTGTTCTTCGATTATCTTAGCTGCATGCTCTCCCATAAGACGCTTAAATTCAAATCGGATAATGTGATAAATCAGTTTGAAGCCTTTATTTTTCGGATAAGTCATGCGCAAGTTCCGGAAACCGTTGCACAGGTAGACGTACATAAACACATACGTGATTGTCTTTGCGCACATGATAGCAGCGTCTTTATCTCCCATCTTAGTAACGGCTGAGAATATCACTACTATAATCATCATATACAGCAAAAATTCCTGTAAAGCCGATATGAATTTAAAGATAGTGAATCTTTGAGCACCTTTGATTGACACGCTTACACCGTCCGCACGCATACCACAAATGATGTTAAAGACGAACATAAACACAAGTGCCGTTAAGAATCCGGACGTTGGTGTCAAGAATGCAAGAATAGGGCTGCATGTGGATACAATCAGCAGCCTAATTTGTTCCTGTGACATTATTCTGATTGTTTAGTTAATGCAAAAATGTAGTTCTGAAAATCTCCCAACAAAGCGGGTGTCTTTTCGTGTACAGGGAATTGATTAAGTTCAAAACGAGCCTGTGACATCGACAAAGTGCCTAACTTAACGTATTGCTCCTGCATGGTAGGCGTGTTATCCGTTCCCGGTACTTGCACCATCTCTTTAACAGACACCTCAGCCGTACAGTGAGTAATCTGCTTTACCTGTTCCGGCTGCTGCACGATTGTGATCTGTCCCTCAAACAAGCCGTTTGCCGTTTCAAATCTATAATCCAAAATCTGTGTTTCTTTCGAGTACTTAACACTCGCCAAATCAAAAATAGCTGCTTTTGTTGCCATAAAAATTGATATTTAATTGTGAATGAATAAATTATTTGCCACAAAGGTAAACGGTAAGAAGGATAAAACCAACTTACCGTTAAATTAAATGCTATACCATACCGCAAAAATGAATACAAACTCCGCAATCAACAAGTTGTCGAGAAGTATCTACTGTTTTATATGATATACTATTTCCACCTAATAAGGAAAGAACCGGATAAGCCCATTTATTCAGATCATAACAAGTAAGTGTAGGGAATACGTGTCCAACATATCCCGACATATAAATAGTATATGATCCAGTTGCCGTATGATCTACCCTTGTTATACTAAAGTCTGGATTTCCCCACGTTGCACCGATTTTGCCATTACTTAAAATAGTTGCAGCATAAAATACTCCAGGTGCTTTCCAACTTGTAGCGCCTATAAATTCATAATCTTGGCACTCAGTCCAAAATGCAGACCCTTTCAAGTACACCCTTCCGTTTCCGTTCGTAGTTAAGGCATAACCACCGGAATTGTGGTCTATCTTAACTCCGCCACTGTCGAAAGTTGATACGTTATTAGATAGTGTCATCTGAATACCTGCCGGAACGTCTTGGGCGGAAAAGATACCGTTTGATATTACGAAACGACCAATCTTTGCTCCGTTGGTGAGTTCCACATTACCTCCTCGCAATACACCGCCCGAAATAGACATCCCCGCAATCACAGCACCATCCGTCACAGTCAAGTTTCCCGTTGTGATTCGCTGTGCAGCAAAACCATTAGCAACGACCTCACCAACTTCAATTGCATTTGCAGTAAGTTTTCCGTTCGCATTGATGGCGGCTGTCTGCTGTCCTGCGTTGTTTTGGAAAAGGACGTTATCAGACTTTAGCACGATTTTGCGGGACGTGATGTTTATTCCTGTCTCGACCAAACCGTTCTGCGTGGCGGTTACTCGACCGTCTGCCGCTTCCGCTTTGTTGCTTGCTGTTCCGGCTGTGGTTTTGGCATCGTTGGCAGTGCCTTCAACAACGGATAGCTTTGCGCTCGTATCAGTTAATTTAAGTTCAGCACTCGTTAACCTGTTTTCTGTTGCGCTTATTCGCTGTACTGCTGCTGTGATAGACTGATTTGTTACGTCAATCTTACCGTTTGTGTACTCAGCCGATTTATATACTGGGTCTTGTTCGTTGGGACTCCATGCGGTTGCAACTTCGCCAAACTCTACCTTGAAATCTTTCACCCAAACATAAGCCCAAGAAACGTTTTCCAAATCTACGAAGTTATACGTAGAATGCGCTGCTTCCGTGTTTTTAGTCACATCAAACGTGTGCTTAAAATAACTCCATGTATTAGAGGCATTGGAATTAACTCTAACTCTACTTGAATCACAAACGTCTATATAAAAACCTACTGGTGTACTTTGCGTTCCCTTTATCCATCCGGATACAGTGTACTTACCCGGAATAGCAGGTATAACATTTGGTATTCTCACTACACCCCCTTCATCTTTTTTACCGACTAAATAAAATCCGTGTATATCCGTTTTTCTATCAACCGCATCCATCGAATACAATTGACTCAGAGGGGAACTTGTATAGCTAAACAAGTTGTTACCTCCAAACTGAGTGCTCTGTATCTCTTTGCTAACTTCGAGAGAGATTTTGCCCTCAACAATGCTTATTTGCTGAGTTGTGTATTCAACGCTTTTGTTGTAGGTGTCGTTTGCAGACGGACTCCAAGAAGTACCGATACTTCCCTCAGTCATATTTATATTTCTATAATAATAACTCACACCTGCATTAGTCGTTCTGTTCTCACCGGAAAAACCACAAAGGAATAACCAATCGTTCGGATTACCGCTATCCGGTGTTTTAACAGTGACGTAATACCTTACCCAATTGGGCTTATTTTCTACATAAACCTGTTCCTGTGCCAACATTATTTCCTCAGAACCGTTATATCTTCTTATATTTACCCAAAAGTGACCGTCATTATAATAGTTCCCCTGTACGTTTATATCTATACCTACGGTGTATTCTCTACCATTACGTATCTCGGATTTATTAACTGGCATCCACCTTTTATATGAATTAAAGTAGCCTTTTCCCTTAATTCCTGTTATACCTCCGTCACTATTACGCACTAAATTAACATTTGAGATATAATCTGATTCATTAAACCAATAATTTTTAGTACCGTCTAATAAGTTTTCACCTCCAATAGTAGATTTTTCTAATTGCGTTTTAACAGATAACTCAATCTTGCCGTCTACCGCCAAGATTTGGGTATCAGTGTACTTCACAGATTGATACAATTGATCTTCGGGGGCGGGGCTCCAGGTTACAGGAGTGTTGGTTTCAAATACGCCAACTCTTATAGAGCCACCGTAACCATTAGAATAACTTCCTACAATTTTTGAAATTGGCTTGCTGGATAGAAGATAGTTATAATCCACGCTATCAGAATATACAACACATATACGTTCCTCTGTTCCATCTGTATACTTGACAATAAAGTATATACTTGCTTTATCCGTTGCATCTGAACGGAATACCTTATCTATAAAAATATAGTATTGTTTTGTAGGGTCATATGTAAGTCCAAACATATCCTTATTTGCTAAATTGGTCTGTTGATTCAAAAGTCCTGGATCTACATAGAACCTACCATCGTCCTCATAATTTCTTAAATACGTAAATCCCGCATCAACAATACGTTTAAAAGAGCATAAGTTCTTAATACCTACTCCCCGCTCGCTTGCAGACGGTATCCACTGCGTTACCCCTATGTCACCCTCGGTAATTACAGCCCATTTTACATAAGTTTGGGTTGTTTCTTGCTGAGGTACTTTATAGAAATAAAAATACGGTTGATCGTCATAAGATGGTGTTATCTTTTTAGATACAATTGTCTCTTCATCGCTTTTCGGGAACGCTGCAAGATTTCCGTAAGTTGGATTGTTATACGCATATATCGTATTAGAATCGGCACATTTATAACAAACGGTCAGTGTATAAGATTTCCCTTTCACCAAGTGAACATCATATCTATAATAACCCAACTTATACGGATTTCCCTTTATTGTACGGTTACTATTTAACAATAAGTTAACATTAGCCACTTTCAGACTACGTACAGCAAGTTCAATCTTACCCGGAATAGCAGTTATCTCAGTATCCAAATACTCTTTCAGTTTCTTGTCCGCTTCATCTACATACGATTTGGCAGCGTCCGCAATGGCATTCAACGCACCGTTGCGTCTGTCGTAGTAGATCGTCTGACTCTGTGCCAACTCCGGACGGACGGCAATATCCTCCGGTGTCGCTGCTGAGTGATAACGGAGTTCGTTCAGATAGTTGTTATACGCCTCTGTATATTCAGTTACAGGTACACCGTATTTGTCTGCATTCGCTTTTATTTGCAGGTACTCCGCTTGAATGCGCTTTCCTTCATCAATCAAAGCGGGCTTTTCAGTAGGAGATATAAAACCATCGTCAGCCCATTTATTAAGCCGATCTTTCGCCTCCTGCGCTGTCTGTTGTGCTCTCTCCGCCCCTGTTGCTGCGTTGGCTGCATCTTGCTTCGCTTGGTTTACTTCATCCTCAACTGACTTGCCGTTTCTCAGCAAGAATATACCACGAAGAAAAGCGTTGTCGCAATACAAGCCGCTACCGGATGGCTGTTGTCCTTCCGGAAAAGCAGAGTCCTGTATGTTACTTAAATCGCCAAGACGTGTCCTATTCGTACCGGATAACGATTTTGTTTTAACTCCGTTCAATATCTCTATGTACGGGTGTCCGCTTTCCTGCGCTGTGATATAAATTAAAGCCTGCCGTTCGGGGTTCTTCGTATTTCCCATCTGAACGACTTCATCACCGACAGCCGGAACAACGTTGTTAAACTCGGACTTATCGCAAAGAACATAACCGTCTGCTGCTGTCTTGACCTCTACCCAATAGAATTTAATGTTGTTCTTACTCCATGACTGACAGCGTATCAAGTCACCTTCTTGAAAGGTTGGAAATTCCTCACCGAACGTAATTTTGTACTGCGTTCCAGTGTCCTCAACGGATGTAACCTTACCGTTTGACTGAGATACGACAATAGCACCGTTGACGCTACGTATCTTTTGGATAAGTAGCTCAAAGATATTCATAGTTTGACGGACGGTTAGGTTATCGCATTCGATATACCAGTTACCATTCTCCAACCATATTTTGAAGCCTTCACCTAAAAAGCCGGGAACAAACGTTTCAGACGAAAGAAACTCGTATATGATAGCTGAAAGGTACTGCAACTGTCCTTCTTTCGTAATCTTCCCGGTATGACTGCCATTTTTCGACCCTGTATATACGTCACTGCGCAACATAGAGTCACCTCTTGCAGTTAAATCGGTTACATTGGCATTACCCATTCCGTCAATTGTTGCGGAAGTCTTGTTAACAGTTAAGAAACCGGTTTCCACAGTTTTAAACGTAGCTTCTTTTCCTGTGACGTTGTTCAACGTTGCATTCCCGTCCCTGTCTACGCTTGCAGGATACTCACCGCTTGTATTAGGTGTACCTATGTTCACGCCTCCACGAAGGGACAAAAGGAACTCCGTTACATCTTCGTGATTCTTCGAGATGTATCCCTCCAACGTCTTAAACAAGTTGAATTTGCGTGCCTCACCCGCACCCATATCAACGGCAATGGTGGTATTTTCGTCAATCAAATCAATCGGTGATAGTTCACGGATTAACTTACCTTTGATTGTCGGCTCTCCCTGTTTAAATTCACGGTAATACAGCCCTACTGTGTCCGGACTAAACAGTATCGGAGTTTCAATATCCGCCAGTAGGGCATTATAAAAAGACTCTCTATCTCTCCGATTGAAAGAAGGTAGTTTCTGAATAATGGTATCGGTTTCAAATTGGCATTCAATAGCAGCCAAGTATCCGTTATCCTGCCAGTCGGGATTGTACTCGAAGTTCAGAGCGTTGTAATACTCGCCATCATGCGTGAAACGGATATAATCAGACAGACGCACTAAACGAAGCGCATCGCAAATGTATTCCGGTGCGAGGAAGTTGAAGCCGAACACTTTGTTACAAGTCTGCAATTCGAGAAACTTATAACCTGCACGCTTGGTTATTTCTTCTTCAAACTCGTATTTAGGCTTAAAGAAGGTAGTCGGGATATACATCTGAAACTTGAAATCATTATCCGTACCAGTTGTAACGAAGCCATTCGGATAAGCTAACTTTTCGTCATTCCAGTACTCCAATTTCACGAAGTTGGTATTAGTTTCAATGCCATCAGTCACGCAAATGGGTGTAGATACGTATGTTTCGCCTTCGGGTATAGCGAACTCAGCACGATATACACCCGGCTCTATTGATTTAGCATATACATTGCTTCCGGGTGACACATACAAAACAGAGCCATACCCATCCATAGAGTCAACCTTTATTTTGATACCAGTTGCGACTCTCGTTCCGGTTGCTTCATCCACGAGGGATACCTCTACCGTAGTAGGGTCAAATGATGGCAGATTGGCAACTGTAAACTGAAACGGTGGTAATTCGGTTGTACTAAACGGCAAAGCGAACTCTTTACCATAAGCGTACCATTTTTTATACGTAGCCTTCATGCTTTTCTCTCTGAAAGCTAATGGACTAAAGTTGTTGAATGTATTCATGTTTATAAAAATTTGATTATTGGGCAAATATACAAAAATACCCCCTATTAAGAGGGGGTATATGTGAGTGAAACGGTTATTTCACGGGTAGTCAAGTCCTCAGTCATGGTTAGAGGCTTCCCGTTTCCGACATCGGTAGTCATTAGCTTAACAGGATCTGGCGTTGTGTCGTAGGTGAAAGATAAATCCTGTGTCATGCTTCGCCTCAGCCGTTGGACGGTAACCGTCTTATCTCCTTCGTGTGATATGTTAGCTGCGGGCATATCGTACATGTAGTACTTGACGAGGTGGAGGAACGACATGTATCCGTTTTGCGGGGTGACGGTATAGTTATTGCCGGAATTATCGACTAACGGTATAGTAACAAACGGCAGTTCCCAACTTCCGGACTTTTGAATAGCTCCTAACAGCGCAAAACCATCTGAGGAAAAGTCACCCGGGGATAGTAGCATATAGTCCACGTCTGATGAAAAGTTAGCTACTCGAATATCCTCTTTCTTGCCTTCCTGTACGTAGTTTGATTTTACGTCAATGGGGAAACCTGCAAAGGTATTTGTAGTATCGTCCATCCATGAAAATTCAAAGCGTGATGGGAGGTCTGTTTTATCATATTTAAGCGTGTTGGTCTTAAACGTGAATAGTTGCCCGCTTTTTGCGTACCTCAAATTGGTTAGATCAATGCCGACCGTACCAGTTCCGGTATAAGAGCCTCCCGACATGAAGTACGATATGTGCTCAATCCTCAGTTTATCACCGTCAATAAACCAATATAGCTTCATCGTATCACGAAGCATTTTAAATATGTCGCTGAGTGTCGTTTCTGCCTTCTTAGCGGGCTGATCGTATTCACCCTTTAGAATGTTACTCTTTGGCGTGATAAACACTCTGTAAGGTGCGCCAGTCAACGGATTAGACGTACCGTATAAGAAGCGTGAATATTCCTCTGTGGCTTCATGGTGCAACGTTGGGTCTACCTTTGTGAGTAGCGTCTTTATTACGTCACTGATGGCAAAGGAGTGTTTAAGAATGTACTTTTTTCGTGCTCGTTCCTCCAAAGCACTATACCCTAAATCGTACTCAAACCAAACGGACATATTACCCCATCGTGAACGGCAAATAGGATACAGTTTACCCGCACCAACAACGGAAGGCAGGAAATTATCTACAAAATACTTGCCTTCATCGTTGACACCGTATTCGGTTGGCGCAACCTGTGTTTTTGTAGAGGTATAGAAATAATTGCCCTCCAATGGGAAAGCGTACCGATAGTTACCGCTTGATGGGTATATATCATCAGATGGCAATACACCTGCCTTCTTTCCGTCCAGTTCCGGCAAATCTAACAACAAACGTTGGTGCATTTTCTGTGCGTAGTTCTTCGTTGGCGTGATTCTCTCCGGCAATGTAGGGTCTTCAACCTGTCTTGTCATGGGAATAAGCCTGTCGCCCAACTGGAATCCGTAGCGGCTATCCCATGTAAGTGCACCGGACTGGTATAGTTTAGTTCCGTTCTTCATGGATAGATGAAGGTAGCCATGCTTTACAGTGCCCTCAGAACTGGTTTCTGTGAGTCCCATGTAATAGCTGCCGTCTATCATTGAATAGCTACCCTTTGCACCGTAATAAGTCCCGTTGAAAAACTGGTGAGGTACTGCGTTAATCGTTATCTCGTTGTAGTCCCCCATGTACTTAAAAAAGTACTTTGTTTCAAGCGTATCGCCACCCGTCACAACCTCGTAAACGTCCGTTTCAAAATAAGTTCCGGCAAGGTAGTTGGATATAGTGCTCGCACCTTCGATATAAACCTGCACAAGCGGACGTTTGTACACCCCAATTTGACTTAATGCAGGTGCAAGTTTGATTAGGTCATACTTATTCTCAATGTTCTTCATTATACCGGAATAAGCATCCTTTGGCGATAGCTTAACCTTACAACTCCTATTGTCGTTATCTATCTCACAGTCCGTCTTACTGAAATACGCTTCATAGATAACAGTGTATTGCGCTTCCGGCTGTCCTTTGTCCTTTTGTTCGATAGTCATGTAGATAATATCTTCAATGCTCTTATTCTTAACCAAAAGGTAATCAGCGCCGATAAACGTTAAACTGCCTTCGATTGTTTCTCTGAAAAATTCCTGTTCGTTCTCTTTGCCGAACTTTCGTTTTAGCTCTGTGTAAAGAGGGTGCACAATGACACCCCCGATTTTAAACCTCAAATCCTTTACATTCATACCCTGTACAATTTACATATTGATATAAGCTGCTTAACAACAATAAAAATAAGCGCTACGATTGCAATATTCTCACAAGTATTGATAGCAAACTGCTTGGGTGTTAGCAGTTCCCAATATCTAAAACTATCATACTCATAAATACCGTTAAGGTATGCGGCAATAAAGCCACACACCAAACAAACTACATTCTCAATTACTGTTTTCATTTCGTTTTAATTATACGTTTAACATTTCCTTTCACCTCAATTATCGTACCGTCCGCACCTGTTATAAACTTGTGTCCGGCACTCTCCTTGATGGACTTCAAATCACGTTCAACATTAGACAAATCTACGTTGCCTCCCTGCATGATATTCGTGACTTCATCCGCACCGGAATAGGCGTTTAGGTATTTCTGTTCAAAAGTACCTTTATTCAGTGAATTAATCAAGTCCGGAACTAACCGCCTATAACGTTGGGAAGATCGTTTGTTAATTACCGCAAAATATTCACCCTTTTCTACCCGTCTACGCTTACCGTCCTTCGTTGTGCCTAAATCAACGTCATTACCCGAAGCATGTGAACCTCCGTAGTCAATCATTTCAACCGTACCGTTACCGTATTCCTCCGTTTGGTCTGAGGCTTTGGATAGCTGAGAGGCTTTAATCTTAGCGAAGGCAAACGAACCCCACATCAGAGCGATTGCAGGGATAGCGGCTAAACCTAAGTCCTTCCACAAGTTAGCCGTTGCTGTCACTAAAGAACTTGATTGCATCAGCGTGTCTATCCGTTCTTGTGCCTTTTGTGCCTTCTTCTTATCCCTCAGTGCCTTTTCTTGCTGCTTGCGTGCAAAATCCAGTTCTTTCTGTGCCGTTGCAACGTTGTTGGCGTATCCGTTCGCTCTCGCTTGTATCTCAGCGTCCAGTACCTTTTGACGTGCTGACACTTCCTTTTCGGCTGCTTGCACAGCTTTCTCAGCCGCTTCAACTCTCGCTTGTGCTACGCTCTTAAGATTCTCTATTGCGTATTCCGAAGCGTCTGCAATAGACTGCTTAAATTCCTCTGCACGCTCTTTGCCGGACTTACCACCTTTATCACCGAACGCACCGCCAAACATCAAATCAAACAGGTTACCAAACACACCTTGCTCAGAGTCCCAACCGGACGCTTTTTGCTTGATGGCATTGTCTATACCTGCGATAGTATCCTCAACCGTTTTAATCTCGTAGCCTGTAATCTTAGAACCGTACAAACGTGTTAGCTCTAATATCTGTTCCCATTTTTGACGCTCAGCATTTAGCCTAAATACTTCTTGTTCCTTAGATGAACGCTGCACAATGTTAAATTCGGCTTCGCTTGCTTGTTGTTCTTGCTGCAAACGGAACACAGAACTTGATATTATACGCTCGTTTTGGTCTTTTGTAAAGTCCTCCCGTAGCTTTATGGAGGCTAACTGATACGCACGCTGCAATATCAAAAGACGTTCGTTCTTTACAGCCTCGGTGTCCGTTGACTGTTTGATTCTTAGCTCGTCTTGTTTGCGCTCGTTTTCAAGAAGGTACGTTTGAAGTAATAGTTCTTCGCCAGTTCCGGCACGCACAGCCCTCAGACGTTCGTTCATAAAATCATGCGCTTTCTGCAAATCCTCTAATTCCCACTTTTCACGCAATTTTTCCAAGTCCCTACGTAGTTTTGCCTCTATGTTATAAACGGTATCAGCATATTGTTGCGTAGCTCTTTGCTTTTCCGTTGTGTCCTTCTTCAACTTAGCAAGTTCTGCCCTCGCTGCCTCTGTTATCTCCGCTTCCTCTTTCTTGCGTGCGTCTATAATCAGAGCTACACGGCTTTCTTCGTAGGCTTTCAGTAAATCGAACTCCTTTTTCTTGCTGTCCTTAGTAGTATCCTTTCCGGTTACCGCATCAACGTTAACGAGTTTAGTAAGATTCTCCATTGACTTGGTTAGGATATTCTGCCTCTTAGCCTGTTTTTCCGCTTCTTCTCCGTACTCCTTAATATCGTCTTTAAGTTTATTAACATTACTTGCCGTTGCTGCATAATACTGACTTGCTGCCTGTGTAGACGTTGCTGTTATGGTAGACGATACCTTTGCGGTGTATTGCTCTGCTTTTGCGAGTTCTTCCTGCGCCTGTACTTGCTTTGTTAATGAACCTATTCTCTTTTGGTCTGCCTCTATAAACTCCTTTTGCAACTCTGTAATCTTATCCAGTGCCGCACGTGCCTTTGCATTTTCAATAATAGCCTTTGTTGCCTCTTTATACGCTTTAGAGGCTTTGCCCAACTTAATTTCTTCATCGCTTAGGTTCTTAAAATATTCGGGGTACTCTTTCTTCAATGCCTTAACCGCTTTCGTGCGCTCGGTTGTAGATTTGGCGTTGTTGGTTGCCGTCTTGTACAGAACGTTCAGTTTGACAGTTTCTTTTGCCGTTTCTAAACGTGCGTTTTGCATAGCATCAGCCATATGCTTAATACTTCCGGTCAAGTTATCTACTCGCTTCTTTCCGGTGAATAAGCTGCCTATCCAGTTGGTTATATCCTTACCCCATAGAGAAAAGGCAGTAAGCACAAGAACCATTACCGTATTAAACGAGAACATTGACTTAATAAGTTTCCCGGTTATACTTACTTGTGCCTCACCTGCTTTTGCAGCCGCTTCATTTGCAGCCCTCAGTTTTTGTATCTCGTCTATTACCATCGGGATATTATTAGAGATAGCGAGGAAGAAGGTGTTAGCACTGATAGCCAAAGACGGCAACTCTCTCGCAACCTGTGATACGGAGAATCCCAAACCGTCAAACGCTTGCTTGTAATTACCCACGCTTAGCGTATGCTTTCCTGTGCTCTTTTGATACTTATCCATCGCAGCGTATATCTCAGCCGTTCGCTTAACCAACTGTTTTCCGGCTTCCGTATTCTCTAAATACGCTTGACTGAGATTATTCATCTTAATCTTGTTTAGCTCGTATTGCGCTGATAGGGCGTTGTAGCTTCCCGCCATAGAATTGTTTAGCTTCGCTTGCAACTTGTTCAGCCTTGTTTGGTCTGTTTGTTGCTGCTTTAATGCGGCTATCTCTTTGGCTGTATCAGTCATAGCCAACTTTAAATCAAGTTCAGCCCTTGCAAGTGATCGCACCTGCTTTTCATAGGCATCTATCTTTTTGCGTCCTTCCTCAGTCGCACCGCCTCCCTCGCTTAGAGGCTTTTGCAGTCCTTTCGCACCTTCTTCGATACGCTTTAACATTGTTTCATACAGCTTTTGCAGTTGCTCTAACTGCTTAACCGCCTCTGATATGCTGTTATCCGGCTGTATCAGATCGCTGTATTTTATTCCTTTAACATCGTTTGCCATACTATTACTTTTTAGCTTTTTTACTTTGTCTTTTAATCATCTCGAATGCTGAGTAGAAATCAAATACCGTCATATCCTTTGCATTTATGTGCATCTCCTTCGTGATTAGTAGGCACATCTCTGCAAACTCCTTATCCGACTGTATCTCCACTGATTTCTCACCTTGAAAGCAGCGAGGCGGGTAGAATACCGTTAATTGATCGGTCAACGACTGTATTTCATCTTTCCGGTCTATCCCGTCCGCTGTTTGGTCTAACATTGCTTTTAGCAGTTGCAGTTTCAAATCGTAGTACTCCTTAATCTGAGGGCTGTCACCCATTGAAGGGAAGTACATCGACATCTCACCCTCTATTTTTTTTTTAACCGCCTCGTTTGCTTCTGATAGCTCCGAAACGGTTACATCTGATAGAATGGTGTGTATTTCCTGCAATTGCTCGTCCGTTATGTGTACGGGATTCTCTTTCCCGTCCAATGA